TGCGTAAGCGTGTGACTCAGGTCCTTAAATGCATGGCACAGTGTATTTGAAGTTTGTGGTAGAAACACTAGCACACTTTGAAGAAGTTGATCGTGCTGTGGCTGTATATCGTGAAGCAGGCTTCCGTGGTGTTACCTATGTGATGCCACAAGGTGGCGTGGTCACTCCATACGAACGCAACCGAGTGAATGTGGCTGACTGGGCACTGGCTCGTGGTTACAACTATAGCCCAAGATTGCATGTGGATCTTTGGGGCAATGGATGGGGAAAATAATGTTTGAATGGTTTAAGAAAAAGAAAAAAGTCACCAAGCGTGATTCAACTGACGATTTAGTTGACAGCATCAAAGCTGCTGGTACAGTTACCAAGGGCCGAGCAGTTGAAGAACCACCTAAAACTCAAAAGCAACTGGCTACCGAAAAGGGAGAACCATATGTGGCTGTACTCAGTATGGATGTGGATCCCAACAACTTGCATCAAGGTGCATTTGAATTAGACTGGAATGAAATCTTTGTGGCTCGCTTGGTCAAGGCCGGTTACATGATGAAACCCACGGACTCAGATGGAGAGATTGTGGATCGGTGGTTCCAGAATGTGTGCCGACATGTTGTGATGGAAACGTGGGAACAAGAACAAGCAATTAAGAACTCTGGCATGTATGTACAAAAGCGTGACCTTGGAGATGGACGGAGTGAGATCGGATGATATTCAATCACATTAAACAACTCAAATCAGAAGGTAAAAAAATTGGCATCACTTTCTCAACCTTTGACATGCTCCACGCGGGCCACATTGCCATGCTCTCGGAAGCCAAGAATCACTGTGACTACCTCATCTGTGGGCTCCAAACAGACCCAACTATCGATAGGCCTGAGACTAAGAATCGTCCGATACAAAGTATTGTGGAGAGACAGATACAGCTTTCTGCATGCCGTTACGTTGATGAAGTTGTTGTGTACCAAACCGAACAGGATCTCTGTGACCTTCTGTTGATCCTCCCAGTTGACGTTCGTATACTTGGGGTAGAATACGAAAACAAAGACTTTTCGGGTCACGACGAATGCTATAACCGCGGTATCGAAATTGTGTTCAATGGTAGAGATCATTCGTTCTCAAGCTCAAGCCTTCGCAAGCGTGTGGTGGCTGCTGAAACAGAAAAAGTATTGCTACAACGATGATATTGTATGTAAATGGTTGCAGCCACACAGCGGCTGCCGAAGCAGTGGTACCTGATGTATTTGCTGTGGATGATGGTCGATATGGTATTGACCGCAGACCACACCCAATCAACTTAGAAGCCAGTTGGGGCCGGCACCTGAGCCGAATGCTCAATACTGAATTTTACTGCGATGCCGAAACAGCAGCCAGCAACGATCGCATATTGCGGACCACTAACAATTGGATCCACGAAAACTACAACCGCTTGTATGATACTATAATGGTAATCCAATGGACCACATGGGAACGAGAAGAATGGGTGTTCGAAGGCAAGCACTATCAAGTCAATGCCAGTGGTGTAGACATGGTGCCACCAGAACTTGAAGCTAGATATCGTCAGTACATTTTAGATGTGAATTGGACTCAAAAGACAGATGAATGGCACAACAAGATATGGCATTTGCACTGCCGTCTAAAAGATCTCAATGTACGGCATCTTTTCTACAGCGGCAACAGCACATTCAGTGATATGCCAAATCAAAGAGATTGGCAAAATCACTACATCCAACCCTACTCAAGAGAGCACAGTTGGAATGCCGTACTAAAAAACAACGGATTCGAGCATGTAAATCCCAAAAGCTATCACTTTGGAGCCAATGGCCATAGATTTTGGTCGGAATATGTGTTACACTACATGAAGCAACACAAACTTCTGGACCGCCCTAATGAAATATCTACTGATTGATACTGCCAACATGTTCTTCCGTGCCCGCCATTCGGCACATAGGGCAAGCGATACATGGACTAAATTGGGCTTTGCATTGCACTTGACCATAATGAGTGCCAACAAGGTAGCAAGACGATTTGGTGTGGATCACGTGGTTTTCGCACTAGAAGGTCGTAGCTGGCGCAAGGATCACTACAAACCTTACAAAGCCAATCGCGCTGTAGCCCGAGGTGCCATGAGCGAAACTGAAGCAGAAGAGGACAAGTTGTTTTGGGAAACCTATGATGAACTGACTAAATACTTGTCTGAAAAAACAAATTGTAGCGTGATTCGTTGCGCAACAGCAGAAGCGGACGATATCATAGGCCGCTGGATTGCACTACACCCCCAAGATGAACATATTATTGTCAGCAGTGATTCAGACTTCGTTCAGTTGGTTGCACCCAATTGTCAATTATACAATGGTATAAACGATCACCTGTTCAGTGTTGATGGCGTAACAGATGCCAAAGGCAACCAATTGAGTTTTACAATCGAAAGCAATTCAAAGATCAAAGTAGGCAAGGCCGACCGGAGCTTTGTGGCTCCAACTGACTATCAGAAGTGGGTATTGTTCTTGAAATGTGTGCGCGGTGATCCTGGTGACAATGTGTTTTCGGCTTATCCTGGTGTGCGGGTGAAAGGCACCAAGAACCAAGTTGGACTCACAGAAGCCTTTGAGGATCGTGACAAGAAAGGCTATTCTTGGAACAATCTCATGTTGCAACGTTGGTCTGACCATGAACAAGTTGAACACAAGGTGCTGACAGATTACGAACGCAATGTCACACTAATTGATCTCACAGCACAACCACAAGACATCAAAGATGTAGTAGACACAGTAATCTGTGAACAAATCAGTAACAAAGACATAGGCATGGTAGGCGCACATTTTCTCAAGTTCTGTGGCAAGTATGAACTTACCAAGCTAAGTGATCAAGCAGAGCCAATTGGCCGTTGGCTGAATCAAACGTACAAGGGCGCACTCAGTGACTAATTGGCCTGTGTATACACAGTTGGTGCAACAGAATTATGCCATGATCGATGGATATCATACTTTGGGTATGATTGAATATCATTGTCCAGAAATCAAACTAATTCCATTGGTTGATTGTACTAAACATTCTATCAATGATACCAATTTTGACTGGCTTAAATCTAGTATTGATACTGCACTGGCAAACAATAAAAAAGTTGCTATTATTGTATATGATGAAGACTGGATGTGGCCGCACAATCAGTCCTTGTTTGATTTGTTAAACAGCTATGTTAACGATCCAGTTTGGTGGGTTACACAAATTGACCGATTGGAAGAATGGCATAACTATCGCGGTCTTAGTATAAAATGTATCGAGATACCGTGGCTTGCGCTCAACGATTGTATAGCATACACAGAACTACACAAATCACCGGCACTAGACACATTAATAAATCACAACTATTTGTGCATGTTGGGAAGATATGAACCGCACAAGTATGATCTAGGACAAAAACTCTGCACAGAAGATTTGTTGCAATATGGCATGATAACTGTTGCATATCCAAAAGATTATCCCAAGGCGCATTCCGCCTGGTCAACTACTAACCCAATCATGCTATATCCAAAATTAAATAATGCCAATGGAAAAACACAAGCAAATACACAATACGGCAATACATGGGCTAGTGGTAACGTTGAGAACTGGTTGGATCTTGAACCAGTATTTGTTAATGTTCCATTGATAATCAATCCCGATTCAGGTTTTGGTATATTTCAATTAAACGACAAGCATGTTTGGCCACCACTGTTGGGCAAACTATTTTTAATCTACGGTCGTCAGTATGTAATGAGCAGCATACAAAGATTCTATGATGTAGATATTGGTCGTTATGCAAACTTAGAGTTTGATGTTATGTCAGACCATACACAACGACTTGAGGCAATGATAGATTTGAATCGAGATTTGATCAAAAATTGCAAAGACATTTATCAAGAACTAAAGCCCGAACTAGAGCAAGCAAGATGGCAACTAGGTCCAAACTTGTATAAGTTTGTGACTTCACAGTTAGACAAAATTAATTAAGGAGCATTAACATGATCGTAGCAAAACCAGTAATTGACAATCAATATTGGATTCTCAAACAAAACAACCAAAAGATTGGTAACATTGAGGCCAGTGCAGATGGCTATGTTGTAAAAATACAAAATCAAATATCCAGTTACAAAACCATGCCCATGGTCAGAGAAGTGATTGACATCACCTTTGAACCATCCGAAACAGTCACACCACTACCTAATGATTCAGTACATGGTTACGAAACTGGATGCAAGACATATAATGGATTGTGGAACGTGCGACTGAAGTTACCACTGTTTACCAAACAAGATAAATCCAAGTCATGGTTTGCAGCTGGATGGTACACAGTAAAACAACATCGTGCATGGAAGATTGTGCGTAATCCCAAATTAATTGCATTAGAGCGTTACAAGTATCAAGGTCCATTTTACACCAAGGAGCAGGCTCATGAATCCCTTTCGTGATCAAGAAAAGTTTATGAAGGCCTGCGATCAAAAGGTTGACGCTTATGCAATTTCTCAATACAAGATGTACCTCAATTTAATCAAAGAAGAATACACTGAACTTCAACAAGCAGTCACTGATGATAACTTGGTAGAACAATTGGATGCATTGATTGACATTTTGGTTGTGACCATTGGTGCTATTCATTCAGCTGGCTTTGATGCCGAGGGTGCTTGGAAAGAAGTCATGCAGACTAACTTTGCTAAGATTGATCACGAAACTGGTAAGGTTCGCAAACGTGAAGATGGCAAGGTGCTCAAGCCTGTGGGCTGGACTGCTCCAGATTTAAAACCATACCTTAAAAAATGAGCTTACACATCAATCGATTTATTGACTCAATCAAAGCAGCCGAAAGCCGTGGGCAAAAAGACCTCATCATACCCATGCGTGATGCCAAAGACTTGCACAGTGATATAACCAAACTATTGTTGGTACTAGAACAATCTCGCAAGGAACAGGCCAGTCAAAATGAACCAATTGAGGTAGTTTTGTCAGGCGGCAGTTTCAAATCTACATAGTTATTGGGATAAATAAACACGGAGTTTATCTATGTCAAGACCCAAGCCACAGGTGTTAATTGAAATCACCAACAAACAAACTTACAAGACCGAGCAGGTATTGGCTTCGGAAGGCGTGTGGGCAGTTTTTTATGATAATAAACCAATCAATCTAAAAACTTCGAACATGCTCACCCAGTATCCTGGTCCTAAGTATAAAAAAGTCAGTTTCTCAAATCCTGGGCATGCCAAGAATCTAGCCCGCAAACTCAACACACAATTTCAGACCACAAAATTTTCAGTAGTATTATTAACTGCTGGCGATAAAATTTATCTATAATGTTTGACAATCTTCCTACTAGGCTTCATATTGAACTTACGACCGCATGCAATGCAGCATGTCCAGCATGTGCAAGATATTTAGATGATGATCCAATTCTTGGCATTGTGGAAAATCCCAACGTTCCTCAAAATTCGCTTACCTTAGAAAAAGTAAAAGAAATGCTAGATACCGATTGGATCAAGCAACTCAAAAGCATTAAGATTTCTGGGGTGCATGGCGAACCAACACTGGCCAAAGAATGCATTGATATTATTAAATGGTTTAGAGAAATAAATCCCAATGTTTCATTAGAGTTAGATAGCAACGGCAGCACAAGAACAAAAAAATGGTGGGAAGAGTTAGCTCAATTTTTTCAGTCTGACCATGCAGGAAATAATCTTATGACCTTTTGGATAGATGGATTAGAAGATACCAATCATATCTATCGCAGACGTACCGTATGGGGTAAGATAATGGAAAATGCCCAGGCGTTCATTGATGCTGGTGGACTAGCACGATGGCAAATGATTGTTTGGGAACATAATGAACATCAAATATTAACAGCTCGCAAAATGGCTAAGTCTATGGGGTTTGACAGATTTGGAATAAGAATAAGTGAACGTCATCTCAGTAGGCCAATCACATGGCTTAAAACACCAAAATATTACAAAAAACCAATAATAGATACTGCGGTGCATTGCCAGGCACAAATTATGGATGAACTTTTTGTAAGCGCAAATGGTTTGATGACGCCATGTTGTTTTATTAACGAACTGATATATGGGCCGCACATGCAGTCCAGTCAACAAGAAACTTTAGAAACAATGGGCGACCTGCCACAGTATCATGGCAGCAATGGCATGAACAATGTATTAAAATTATTCAATCGTGTAAGCGATCGATTCCAAACTAATCCATTAGAGGTCTGTAAAACTATGTGTACCAAAACATATGGAAATCATCATATGGATCAAGATCGAATTGTAGAAATATTTCCCAAGGAATCATCAAACGGTAAGCTAGTACCCAAATTTAGTGATTATTAAATTTTTTATGTATTGAACTACTTTACATATCCGGAGATACAGTATATCCGATGCTAACTAAACAACAAATTACTGAATACATATTGACAGGTCTTCCTGAAGATGATCGTCCTACCTATGACGAAGCTTGCAAGGCATGGTGGATGAACTTTAGAGATGGCGGAGGATTTAGACTAACCAATGCTGGATATATGGCCATTGGTACTTGTGATTTAGAAACATACTCGTTTGATTCTCCAACCAGCTTGGTCGCTATTGCTAGACATTTGCTAACATTGGATAAAAAATTAGATTGTCCTTACTATATCAAAATTGGCAAACGTCCGCAGATTATTTTGTTTGGCAGTAAACAAGCAGTGATGTTGGCCATGTACGGTGATCTAGAAAAGTGGTTGACTTTTTTAAATCGAACTTAATGGTATGTACTGGAACAATCCTCTAATCGAAGCACAATGGCCTGGCACTCGAGATCCTGTGCAGGAAAGTTTACACAACAATACACATTGTTTATTTTGGAATCCACAAGCTGAGTTTCAAAACTTGCCCACCAATCAGCGACTTGGTGATCTATGTCGCTGGGCCATGGAATGGCTTGATCATGATGGTATCGATGGGTTTGCAGCCGACCCTCGCAATCATTATGACATTGCCAACTTGGTCAAACTGAATCTTTGGATACACGATATTCGAGCACAAGGCATTGTAAAACCTTGGTTGCTGTTGGATCAGGATGGTGTATTGGTGCCTGGTACTGGTGACAGCAGATTACGATGTTTAGAACGCATACCTAAAATTAAAACTGTGCCTGCATTCATAAGCACTCATGTTAGTCGTGCGGATCAGTACAAACATTTAGAACCAGTGACTACGTTAGCGCAGTTTGCTGGATTGTGTGGGGCTCGATCTGGACAGTTGTTTACTTTTAGGCTCACAGATATTGCTGCCCCATTTGGCATGTACTGGTACGAATACAACAGTGATCAAACTAGATGGGTCACTCCCAGTGAATCAGATTGTGTGCAGGCATTTGTGGTCTATGCTCACGCACATCCAGGAATCAAGATCACTCCTGAGTGGTTTGATCAATTGATTGACTGGAATCAATACCGCAATATTTTAGAAAAGTAGCCAACTGAATCTGTTTCCACTGTTCAGATCGATCAAGACATGCAGGTACATTTACCCCCATCCAAGGCAAACTGTCATTGCAGTGCCCTGTAAATCCTTGCTTGGGCAACAGTAAATCGCTAGGCCATTTATGTAAAAACTTTTGCTTTAATAAAGGCTTGCCTTGTCGCAAATGCCAAGGCAAGTTAAGGGCAAATTTAATTAGTTTAGGATGCATAAATGGCGAGCGTGGTTCAATGCTGTGTGCCATGGTCATGGTATCTACTCCACGTGCATCAACTGCTGTGATCTGCACAAGATAATCCATGAGCAGTGTGGCAGCACCTGCGTGACCTTGCGAAGCAGCCACACATTGATCCCAAAGACGTTGACTGTCTATATCAGATGGATCAAAACAACTGTAAGGGCTTGCAGATGTGTTGGTAGTAAATTGCATGTTTTGGTATTGACCATATCCACCAAACAGTTCATCGGCACCTATGCCAGTAAACAAAATTCGTTGTTGACAGTGATGCGCAATGTGCCATTGCCCTACAAAACTC